CGCTGGGTGAAGATCAGCGTTCCCGGCATCTGGAGTAGCTGAATATCGTTTACACCGCGTTTGGCTTCGTACCCCACCAGTCTCGCTAGGTCAAAGCAGAATCCAGACATCACTTCGTCCCGGCATGGGACACAGATGGCAACTTTCAAACTTTCCCCGGATGAGTGCGGAAGAATCGGTTGTCAGGGTGATTCAGGAATGCGTTGAACGCTTTCTGATCCAGCACCTTAAAGCCACGCATGATGCCTTTAGTGTTCAGGTCATCGATCACCGTTAAGGGCAATCGGGCAATGTGCGTTAGGACGTTGTCGAACTTCTTAGGCGCATCGTTGAACTGGCGTTTGTTTGCCTCAACGATGGCAGAGACATCCTGCTTCGTCTCAAGAATAATCCCGTTCTCAGTTGCGTGAGCAACGGTAAAACGTCCGTCGTGAACAGAGAATAGTGTCGGCATAAAAGCGGGGAGAGGTTTCCCCCTCCCCTTCCCGATTACAGCGCGGGGTTCAGGTCAGCCACGATTGCATGCGCAGCCTCGTTGCGCATCTCCAGCGTGAACTCGGCCAGAAGCTGAGTCTTCTCGCTGTCGCCCGTCTTCGCCAGATCGTTAGTCTGGAACGGACGCAGATACGACAATGCAGCGTACTCAGGATCGAGCAGCAGAGCGTCACGGGTACGCATGAAGCGGTCAGGCACAACCTGCAACGTGCCGAAGTCGCTCAGATACACATCCGCAGCGCCGATAATGGTCGTCGGCGCATCGCTCGGAGCCTGATAACGCTGAGCAGCGATACCGGCAAACGAGGAGACTTTCTGCTTCAGGCCAGCGTTAACCACCAGCATCGTAGGATTGCCGCCAGAGGTGAATGCCGCTGCAACCTCATCCTTCAGCAGTTGCTCGGTAAAGGTACGGGTAGCACCGTCCGAACGGGTCGATACGCCAATCGTCGTGGGATCAGTGCCAGACGTACCAGCAGAAGTGTTGGTCTTCAGCCAGGACAGAATCGCACCGAGTTTACGAGCGGTCGTGGACGAGCCAGCATCACGGCCTTGGTTGGCAGTGATGATGGTTTCCATGTCGCGCTTGATTTCAGACGATGCTTTCGCAAGCTGATACGCACGCTCTGAACGGCGACCGGCCTTGTTAACCGATTCCAGCGTTCCCGACACGGCGATTGTTTTCTGAACAATCTGCGTGTAGTTGCCAAGACGAACGGTAGGCGACAGCGTGGTTGCTACACCGTCTGCACCTTCAACTGCGGCATTGGCAGTGGTAGCAGCAGCCAGCGAGTCAGTCTGCCACTCGTGGAATACAGCAGTGGCTTTCGTCCGCGCCAGGGTGGACATGATCGGGGTTTCGGTCGGGCTGATCTGATAGATGACATCGATCAGGTCTTCGCGCATACCAATTGCGCTGTGTGCGGTAAAAGTTGACATTTGTTAACCTCAAAAGTTTAGACGTTCGAACAAAGCCGCTGCGTCCCTAGCTCTGCCAGTTTTCCGCAAGCGGTTCTTATCAGCCTTAATTGCTTCAGTTTCAGGATTGGAAACCTTGCCAGTTCCGGGCTTAAGCGTCTTAGGAGCCTCGGCAACGCGCTTCGTTACCTCTGGCTTGTTCGCCATCAGCTTGTCGTACTGGGCAGCTTTCCAAAGTGCCAAAACTGCGCGTGAGTCGTATACCTGATCCAGTTCCGAATCCTGGAAACCCATACTCTGTGCAGCCTTGCGAATGTCTCGGCGGACTTCTTCGCCTTTAGCTGGGTCAGAATACTCCGGGATAAATTGCTGTAGCTTGGCTTGCTGCTCGGCAATGTACTGCTGCAATTGCGACTGACGCTCTGCGTTTTGCTTTTCAGCAATGCGTGTACGTTCAGCCTGTACTGCGGCGAGTTGTTTGTCGCGTTGCACCTGCTCAGCAACCTTCATGGCATAGCCAATCGGGTCGGACTCCTTCAGCGACTCTAAATCTTCCGATTTGTTCTGCTCGTTCAGAACCTTTTCGATTAGTTCCAAACGTTGAGCGTACTGATCTCGGAGTTGTTTGGCCTGCTCGACAGCGGCTTTCTCGGCTTCGATAGCCTTCCGCTGCTCTGCTAGAGCCTGGGTTTTCTGCGTGTAGTCAGTGCCAAGTTGATAACTTTTAATCAGGTCATCCAGCGTAACCTCGCGTTCCTCACCTGCGGCTTTCACCCGGTAGCGCGGAGTTTCGGGGACTTCCTGCTCAGTTTCAACAGCCTCTGCTTCCTGCTCCTGAGGCTCGGGAGTGGGCTGTTCGCCTTCCTCTGCACCCATAAGACCAAGAAACGCATTGGCTGCACCGCTTACATCCAACGGGCCAGTTCCTTGCGGATTGCTGTCCATATCACCCCTTAAAAGATCTTCAACCGTCTACGCTTAATTTCAGCCGTGTCGACAATCGACTGAAAGTGATTCACAACTTGCGTTAGACATTTAATCATTCTATACGCATTTTCTCTAGCGTCAATATCCTGCTCAGACGAGTTTAGAATCAAGTCAATTTGCTGTTGACGTAGTTTCTCTATCTCGCCCAGAAAGTAATCGTCTCGCAGTAGATTCGCTGCTTGCTCTGGACTCATCCGGGGATCTCAACATTCTGCGTAATTCCAGCACCGACTTTGGCAGCTTTCAGTTGAGCCTCGACTGCGAATTCTTCCCGCTTCAACTGTAGCTCGGCAGCAGCCTTCTCTCGTGCAAGTTGAATATCGGCCTGGGCTTTCAGACGTTGCGTTTCAATCGCTGCCATCGCCTTCTGCTGTTCGATCTGAATCTGCGCTTGAGCCTGCGCCATCATCGTATCGAGAGCAGGATTGCTCTGTTGCTGCGGTGGCGGATTGGACAGAGCCTGATCGACCTCTGGCGGAATCTCTTTGAAGAACTCGGTGGAATCCTTCATCCCCGCTGCTTCGATAAACCGTCCCAGCGTCGCACGATACTGGCCGACAGACACCAGCGGATTGGCTGGGCCAAACTGAGTCAGAATCTGCTCTTGCTTGGCAAGGATCATTTGAAGCATTGCCATCTGCTCGTTCTTCGAGCCAGTCCCGAGTCCAACCGAGATCGACACATCGTACAGGTTCGACCACTCTCGGGGATCCATCTCAACGAACTTGCCGCGCATCCTGATAAGCCGAGGCTTGTCCTGGTATTTGCAGAGCAAATGCAGAATGCCTCGAAACAAACTTTTAACGCCCGTCTCAGCAAACAACCGCGCCATTAGCTCGATCTTGCCAGCACCGGCCTGCATGGTTGCAGCAACAGCAGCAGCAGTAACGTTTTGCAGGATGTTGGGGTCTAAACCTTGCGAAGTCTCCGACACACCTGAGCGCTTGGCTTGCACGCTGTCGAAGTAACCCAGCATCGGGTAAGCCGAACCGGTAATGTCCGGCACTTGAATCGGAGCGACAGCACCAGTGGATTTCGTCCTGACAATCCCGCCAGGAGTGACGTTCAGCAGGTCGTCTAGGTTCACCTGACCGTCAACAACCTGCATACGAGCGTTGTTGATAAGGTAGAGGTTGTCCAGCATCTGACGAGTGATCGTCGTTTTTATTAGCTGGATGTCCAACGTGCGATCAGCAAGCGACTGACCGAAGAACTTGTGCGGGATCGGGATCGGGCAAATAACGTGGAACGGTACATAGTCGGTCGGGATGTTGGCTTCCGTCCCGTCTGAGTACGTCAGGATCGTGTTGTTGCTGTAGAAGATCTGACGCAGTTCAGCAATACCGTCATCGTCGAAGTCAACGTAGATATAGCACTCGTAGACCTCAACTTCTTGCATCGACTCGTCCAGACTCTCCTGCTCAAACGGCTCCTCCCCAGGCGTGTATCGAGCGATACGCTCCTCGGTGAAGTCCAGTGAGTTATACACAGGCAGGTTGTAAACCTGATCCTTGTCGAACCCCATCTCAACAAGATCCGTCCGAGTCATCAGCCGACGATGCGCCATGAACGGTGATTTCGACTCACCAAATCGCGCTTTCTTGCTGACGATCAGTTCTTCCGGAGGCAGACAGTCAATCTGAATCCGGCCAGACTTGGTTTTCTTGCGAACGACAACGTTATGCGAGCGAATCACCTGATCCATGACAGTGCCGTCTGGCATCTGTGCTTGAGCGACTGACTCGTTTGTTTCCTGACTGACGATTTCACGAGTGCCGTCTGAAAGCAGCAAGACAAGTTCAGTGTCCGTCAGATCGCGGTACGTTTCCTCGTCTACGTCGATCTTTTCTTCCCAGACGGCTTTGACCGTTCCGGTCTTGGCTAGCAGAGCATCCTTGAACCAGTCATGCAGGATGGAGAAACCAGCGTTGTCCTTGTAAAACACCCAGTTCGCGTAATCCGTTGCCTGTTTCGCGCCTTCCTCATCTTGCGGCCCGACAGGCTCAAACCTGCCTAGCTCATCGCTGGCAGTAAATACGCGAATCAGTTGCGGCAGAGCACCGTCAATGACCTCGGCAACCTCGCCGGTGACGATCTGCGAGCGGCCTTCTTGCTCGTTACCGTAGGGATTGCGAAGATAGGCATTCAGCGCTTCAGCGCGTTGTGCTGTCGTTTCGCTGTCCAGCATTCCAATGGAGTCATCAATCTCCGCTTGGATAATTCCTTGCAGGCGTCCGCTATCCATGAGCCACCTCGCGCTTAAAGAATTTGCGCTTATCTTCTGACTTTGTTTCCAGGTCTGCGAGTTTCTTTTCTAACTCAGCGACTTTCCGCTGGAGTTCCTCGAACTCTCGCTTCTGGACAATGAAACCTTGTGGCATTAGCATCAGACCACCCACCTTGTATTAATGTTGATCGGCTTCGACCAAGTAGACGTTTCATTCAGCCCGACAGCAAGATAGCGAAATGAGTCTGACCCGTGGCTAGACCAATCGTGTAAAGGTCTATCGTAAAAGACTTTCTGTTTTTCGTCGAACTGCCGCCGATAGTTTCTCAGACAGTTCAACCCCTCGCTTGTAGCAGGAACGTTAAACCAGCAGCGCGGAAGCATTCGCCTGACAGCCTGGATGCCGTCGTCTACAGATAAACGTGGCGCAATCGTGCAGCTAAGATCGGCCTGCTGTAGCACCTCTAAACGCGACTTGCCAGACCCTAGCTCCCTGACTTGAACGTCGTGCGGAACAATGTGCTCGGCTTTGTGCCAGCCTCTATTTCTCAGTTCCCTGACGTACCAATCCAACCCGACACCGTGATTCTCGATGTAGTCTAAGAGTCGGATTTCTTGTCCGTGGACTTGTGCGATCCAGATCGAAGTCGAGTCACCAATCCCCAGATCCCATGCAGCAATCGTCTTGCAAAGGTCATCCCGCTGGATAGCGCAGAATCGACCCTCGCCTTCCATCTGGTTAAGAATCTGACCATAGTACGCCCCCTCGATAGCAGCGTGAAACGAGCACTCAAACTCTTGATCGTACTTATCCTGCCCCATTTCTCGGAGCGCATCATCCAGTTCTGACTGCACGATGATCTTCGTCTGACTGGCGCGGAACTCCAGCAACTTCCACCCAGGCTCGTCCTGTGCCCTATTCCGCAGGTCGTAGAAGTGATTCTGGCCTTTCGGAGTGCCGATGAACATTGCCCAGCCTTGTCTGTCGGCTAGGGCAGGGCGGA